GGAATTGAGAAAACAACTTGGCATATATAATACCCATCTCGTATGTCAAGGAAAGAGAAGAACAATGGGTGGGTACAAATGGAAATATGCAGAAAAAGAAGGTCGTCGTTGTAAGACCCAATAGCCAAGAAGAATGGCTAAAGGCCAGGGAGAACGGGATAGGGGCCTCGGAGGTGGCTGCCGTGGTAGGTCTCTCTCCATGGGATTCACCGTTCAGTTTGTTCCTACGGAAAACACATCAGATTCCCCCTACCGAGGAGACACAGGCTATGAAGCTGGGGAAACTTTTAGAACCAGTCGTCGTGCAACTCTGGGAGGAATCGACCGGATGGAAGGCCGTGAAGGCATCCGCACAGGACATTATCTACCAAGACCCTGAACACTCCTGGAGGATATGCACCCCGGACCGTATAGCATACGAGGTTGGAACCGACGGGAAAAAGAGAAAGGTCCTGCTCGAGATCAAGACATCAAGTATGGATTTCGACCCAGACGATCTGCCAACCAACTATCTCTGCCAGGTACAGTACCAGATGCATATCACTGGTGTCCATGTCTGCTATCTCTGCTGGTTGGTGTGTGGAAGAACTTACGGTCACGCTCGAGTTGAATACGACCCGGAGTTTGCTGGGTGGCTCGTTACCGAGGTCGACAGGTTCTGGAACGAGAGCGTCATCGGAGGAAAGGAGCCGGAACTGACTACCGTGGACGACTTCGCCTTCAAGGGAAGCGAACCAGGAAAGACCGTGGAGGCCGACAACGAAGCGGTGATGCAGCTCATCTCCCTCCGTATATTGAACGAGATCCTGGACCAGAAGGAGACGGAGGTGAACGACATGAAGGACAGCATCAAGTTGTTCATGGGGAATGCGGAGTCTATCGTGTACGAGGGCAACGTCCTCGCAACCTGGAAGACGGGCGCACGAGGAAGGGCATTCCGGCTGAAGGACAAGAACATCGACGATGTCATAAACAGAAAGAAAGAAGATGAAAACGAATAGTGTATCCCCATGGGAAGGGGAACTCGAATGGGTGGCGGACCCCCGTTCCGGCAAGTCCAAGAAGGGCAACGACTGGAAGTCCGTCGATTTCGTACTAAAATATAAGGACCCGCAGGGGAACGAGGGCCACATCCTCTTCAACGTCTTCGGTGCGGAGAAGGTGGACAAAATCCTGTCCTCACCGATCGGCACGATGGTCAAGGTGATGTGGAGACCGGATGCCCATGAGTACAACGGAAAGTGGTTCGGTAAACTTGACGCATACGATGTAACGATATCGGAGGGCGGACGACCGCAGACCACGGAGCCGGAACCGCCGGAAGACATGCCGGCGGACGACGCATTCTAGAACAACATTAAAACAATACCGATAGTTATGGAAAAGAAAAAAGGAAGCCTTGCCAAATACAAGGAGGCATGCGACTTCATCTACGAGGCGACCGTCAAGCAGGAAGGATATCATGGTTCCTTCAACAGGATTGGACGACTCCATGCCCTGGTGGCAATCGAGTTCGTGAAGAGGGGAATCATCAAGAAGGAAGGCGGCAACGCAGCGCCGGTCTACACATGGGCCGCTATTGGACAGCACCCGACGAACTGCCTCTATTCCAGCGTCGCAGAGGCGATACGGAAGCAGAGCAGAGAAGCGCAGGCCAGGTCGTACCAGAGGAAGAAGCAGGGGTTGAAAACCGTCAAGATCCCGAATGTCAATGCGAGCGACTTCATCCAAGATCCTGCTCCTGGTTCCATCCGTGATTTCACGGACGCAGAACTCTGGGCAGAACTCAAGGCCCGTGGCTACGAGGCCGTTGACGGAAGGCTCGCCAAATTTCTCAACTGATGCAAGGTTTCACGATTCGTGAACGACCGGAGTAACCGCCGTAGTACATTTGCCCAAGTTCCTTGTGTGGCGATAAGGACGAGCAAATAGAAGACATAGAGGCATTTTGTTGCCACTATTATAGGTTCCCGCTCCGTATCTTATCGCCACCCTCGAAAGAGGTAGATACGGGGCGAGAACTTTTTATATGTGGCGATATGAAAAACAACATGGATTTCATTATTGTTCCCAGGAGCATCTTCGAGCCGGATGCGTTTGAGCGCGAACCCTACTCCAAGAGGGAGGCGTTCCTTGATCTCGTGCAGCTGGCTGCATTCGAGAAGACGGAGGTGTTCATCGCGGGATACAAGTATGTCGTTGAGCGCGGAACGGTGATTGTCTCGAAGAGTTTCCTGGTCAAAAGATGGGGCTGGAATGTGGACAAAGTGCGCAGGTACCTCCAATACCTCGAACGCAACCACCGATGCCACGTCAAGTGCGACCACCAGTGCAACCAGCCAATTACTTCTATATCAATAGTTTCCTACGATTCGTACCAAGGTAGTGCTACTACCGGCACTACTACCACCACTACCATTGACGCTACTACTGGCACTACCCAAGAAAAAGAAATAATAAATATGAATAAAGAAAAGAATATAACGTCTAACGACGTTAAAGAAAAGTCGTCTTCGTCGTTCGTCAAGCCGACGTTAAAACAAGTAGAAGATTATTGTAAAGAGCGCGGCAACGGAATAGACCCAGAGGCATTCGTCGCATTCTACGAGTCGAAAGGATGGAAGATAGGTTCATCCCCGATGAAGAGCTGGAAGGCCGCTATGACCACCTGGGAGAAGCGAAGACGGGATGATGGGAACCTATTCCAGCAACAATCACAGCAACCAGCCAAACCTATGTTCACCTCCGTCGAGGAATGGGAGGCGTCTAAAAAAGCGAAGAAGAGATGAGATATGAGAAGACACTTGCCGACTTCCCCCTACCGAATTCCACAGACCTAGAGAGGCAGGTCCTCTGCGATGCGGTCGGATGCCCGGAAGCGATGGGAGAACTAAACGCCGCCGTCGGTATGGACATGTTCACCTCCGACGAGAGGAGGCACATCTGGGACACGATCCTGTGGATGCACAAGTCACACATGAAAATAGACATGCTGTCCGTGCAGTCCAAGGCGGGGAAGGCATTCGTAACGGAGGTCCTCACTTCCGGCACCGAGTTCGGTTCGACGGTAACGATGACGATGGAACACGCACGGCTACTGCGAGACGCACACTCCAGGAGGAAGGCATACTATGCCGGTCTTGCTCTTATCGAGGCCAGCGCCAGGGCGGAGAACACCGAGGTGGACATCTACTCCGAGATGGACAGGGCGGCGAAACTGGTGCAGGACGGGACGGCTCCCAGCAACGGGACGCTCATCGGAGATGTGGTGAACAAGGTGGCCGAGGAGATCCAGGACAGGGAGCAGAAGGAGTACGACGGGCAGAGGTGGAGGATTCCAACCGGCTTCCCGCTCCTTGACGGACTCACCTACAACGGATGGGGTCCAGGACAGCTCATCATCCTCGCCGCACGTCCATCCGTAGGTAAGACGGCCATCTCACTTCAGATGGCGAAGACCGCCGCAGAGGCCGGATTCCAGACGATGTTCTTCTCCCTGGAGATGACGGAGATGGAACTCGGAAGGAGGCTCCTCGCCTCGACCGGGTACATCTCGCAGAACGAGATGATGATGGGACACATGGATTGGCATAGGTACGAGAGTGCCGCCGGCCTCATCACCACCCTCCCTATCACCATCGACGACAGGACAAGGTATCTATCCGACATCACGGCAAAGATTACGATAGCGGCGGAGCGTGGGAAGTGCAAGGTGGCAATCATAGACTACCTCGGCTTCATCAAGGATAAGGACGCCGGCCGGCTGTCGATGAACCAGATGATATCGAACATCACCTCCGAACTGAAGGCGACCGCGAAGAGAGCCGGGATACCGATCGTCCTGCTCTGCCAGCTCAACCGAGACTCCGCAAAGGACGGAAGACCTCCGCAGTTGTACGACCTCCGTGACTCCGGTTCCATCGAACAGGACGCAGATGTTGTTCTTATGCTGGAGCAGGTGAAGAACTCCATCGACGATGATGAGACACCGGACATCAACATGTACCTCCGGAAGAACAGGCAATACAAGAAGGATGTCTGCATCATGTTACGGCCGGACGATTCATACGCTTTCTTTACTGAAATTGGAATGAGATAAAATGGAAACGATCTATTACTACAAGACCATAAGCGACACCTGGCATATCTCCAACGGGATGTCGCTCGAAGCAAGGGAGGCGAACTCCTTCCTACACAAGATCCGGAAGACGAGGAGTGTCGTGAGGCTCTACCTTGATGTGCCGGAGCATTTCGAGATTATCAAGAAGAATTTTCACTCACCGGAATACTGGGAGGGACGTTCTTGGCAGGACGAGTATGAGGAAGAGCCGCTAAATGGAGAAGAGAAATGAAAATATTTGACATTTACACATGCGCCGAAG